TTAGATGACCGGTTGCTCTAGCCCAAATTTTCTCAAATGAATTCATTATTTTTTTCTTTTAAACATTTTAATTAATTTATTTTTCTTTTTGATTAACTCAATATTATATTTTTTTTGTTCTGGCCATATAGTATCAATAAATTCTATCAATTCGTCTATTAAATGAGGTGAGATTTGATTTGGAAAATTATTTATGTTTGTAGTTGCTACCCAATCAGAGAAAGAAATTATATTTATATCTTGCCCTACACTAGCACAATGCCTTACAAAAATATGATAAGCTGGCCAAAACCAAACAATATTAGCTTTATTGCGAGAAGCTATATTTTTAACTGTTTCTAACACTAGAGTAAGTGGTTCATTTTCAAAATGATCTAAGAATAGACAATCACAGGTGATATCTTTAATATTATTCGCATCCTCATTTATTATTGTAATTTTAGAAATATCAATATTTGATTTTTTAGTTAAGAGTTTGAATATTTCAATAACGTCTGGATTTCTCTCATAAACAATTACTTCAGTGACATTATCTTTTAATGCTAATAAAGTTTGTAATATACCTAATCCTAAGCCAGTGGTAACACATTTACCATAAGCCAATTCTACTTCAATAAAAAATTCACATGCTTGCCAGTTTGATTGAGTATCATATCCCATCCAAGTTTCTACTCCGTCATACAAGCTAAAATTATTTTTATCTTGCTGGAGTTCAGTATTGCCTACTTTTAAAGGAAAATACTCAATCGGTGATTTAATATTAATTGGCATTTAATTAAACTCATTATCCTCACGATGACCACCTCGACCTGCCATATTACTGTCAGTTTCACGGACCTCTACTCTACAGCACCACACACGCTTTGCTTCTTCACTACCACAGTTGGGTAAAAAGATTGTGTTAATGTATTCGTATAAGAAGTCAGCAATACCTTCACATCCTGTGCGTTCTACTTCTGTAATCTTTGCTAGTTTCAATTCACCCAAACGTAATAGTTCACTACGCATCGGGTCATCTTGTGCGACTAGTAATGTATGATCGAACCATTCTTCTAGTTTATCTTTAAGTGGGCGTAGTCCACCGAAGTCTGTTACCCAATTACGTGCGTCTAGTGTATCGGCTTCAAATTCAAAGTGAAAACTCATGGCATAACCATGAATCAAGTTGCAATGACTATCTGCACGCCATTGACGATATGCAACAGGACCTATTTGTCTGTATGTTTTTGTTGAAAAGAATTTTTTGTTTGCCATGTTTTTCTCCTATGTTAGATTATAGCATAGGCAGCAGAATTTGTAAAGCGGGATGACGCCGAGACCGCTATCTTTATTTACCTTTTATTCCCCATGATATTTTATTCCAAATTCGTTCGTGTATAAAATATAAAAGGGTATTGGCAATAATTTGAATTGTCGCAATTGAACCTGCAATGGCAAAATTGCCCGAAATCAAGTATGATATCATAAAGGTGCTAAAACTACCGGTTATTCTCCAACTGACAGTTTTAGCAAAACTTCGTTTATTAGTATCACTCAAGACCTAATTCCTTACGGATCTTTGTAGCACTAATGGAATGGGTAGCATCATCAAATGTTTCTTGTTCAATCTTATACCCAACATCACGACCATATGTAATATTTACAATGTTTGGAACGATTTGAATCTCATATTGACCTTGATACAACATATCTAAGTCACGTTTGATAAAACTTTTTACTTGGTCAATTGCAAAAGGATTACTTCCTTGCCATCCTTGACAATCACGAATTTGTATGACAACTTGACCGGTCTTGGCAATAGATCGTTCAAATAGTTTGCGATGACCTTGATGCCATGGTTGCCAGCGCCCTAGCATCTGTACAGTTTCTTTTTGCCAATCAAATACAGGTCTGCGTCTATTGTCTAATATATGTGCGGCAATAAACTCGCCCCACTTTTCACCGTGCTGTTCTGTAATTCTAAAATCATAAACTTCGGGTGGGATGAAGGCTTTATTGGTATCTTCGTATCGACCTTTATCAATAGTGTCAACCCAGATAGTCCAATCTGCTTTAAAGTTATTACGCATTTCAACTAATGGTGCAACAAAATCACAGATTACATAATCATACTCGGTCATACTATCCGCTAGTTCACGCATACGATGACTTTGACGAATGCGACCTTCTGTGCTAAAGTCCCAATCGTTATATTTCTTACGAACATCGTCAGCATTTAGCCAACTTACACGTTTCTTTTCATTTTGTAAGTGCTCTAATATATATTGTGCTAGGTAAGTTTTACCTGCACCAGGCAAGCCCATTACTAAAATTCGTTTAGTCATCTGTATAGCTCCAATAACATCCTATATTTATCATATGCTTCCCTAAGTGCCGGGTGCATTCTACGTAGATATTCTTCGTCACGCTCCTCTTGTACCCAATCATGAATCTTATGATCAATATTAACCAGTTCTTCAAATGCACTCCGAGGCAATTCCATTTCAATAAAATCTTCACGACCACTGTAACTAATAGTCGAACCGAGTGTGTATCCGTAATCTATAGTATGATAGTCTTTAGCAACTCTTACATGCTTGATTCTATACTTGTTTATAAAATCATTCATCATTGGCCTCTCTTTTTGGTTTCGCTATCATAGACACGCTTACGTAGGCTACTGGAACTAAAGGAGTGATCTCTACCGTTAAAGACAATGCCAATGGATCTGAGTTCGCATTCACTTTTACCCGTGAACTCTTTCTCAGCATATTCGACTCCAAGAATCCTAACGTCCACAGGGAGTATAAGTAAGAGGTCAACGAGGTCCTGCTCTGTACTATACACAACCACTTCGTCAACGTAACGACACGCCGCAAGTTGTATCTGTCGTTCCACAATACTTTGTATAGGTGGGTTTTTAGTGTCTGGGCGATCAATTGACGCATTTGTTTGTAGTCCTGCAATTAGATAGTCACAATGATTCTTTGCTTCTGCAAGCATAGCAATATGCCCGGCGTGAAGCAAATCAAATTGGCTGAATGTAATGCCAATTTTTTTACCTTGCTCTTTTAATTCTTTAACTTTATTAAAAATCATCTGGTAATACTTCTTCTACTTCTGTTTCACTGCCAAAGTAATGAACATAATACGTCTTACCTGCATGAACATATTCTTCCGTAAACGACCGTTGATTGTTGGTAGTTTCGACTGGTTCGATAAGACGGAACACTGTTAACATGTTTTCTTTCTCTTGTCCCTCTAACGTTCGTTTGGAAGGACCCATAACCTTACGAATGAAAGCACGTGCTTCCTCTTTCGTCATGTTATTCATTAATCTTATTTTGTCAGTGTGCGCCACATTATAGTCTTTTCATGTTCGTTTACAAACTCTTGCTCACCTCCAAACTCAGGACTATCCTTCATCATTGCATCAATCAACCACTTGAGTTTATACAAGTCTTTCTTGATTTCAAATTGAACGTATCCGTCGTTGTAGGGGCTGTATAGTTCTACACCTGACATATAAATTTGATGGCTAACACTATTATAGTCCATTGGTTTTCTGAATCCCATGTTATTCTCCTCTACAATTACAAGGTCTACGACCTTGATTACAATCACCAGAACAACCTTTTCCTGGTAATCTGCGAACGATTGATATAGCAACACCAATCACAATTAGAAAGATTAATGTATTCATTTGCAACCCTTGTTAGCAATCTGCAAAAACTCTTGTCGTGCAGATGGATCAGTTTTAAATCCACCACCTAAGCGACAAGTAACAGTGCTTGAGCCTGTATCTTCTACGCCGCGTGATTTTACGCAATAGTGCTGTGCGTCAATCATTACCGCAACATCTTCAGTCTCCAGTATAAATTGGAGAGTGTGGAAGATTTGTTCTGTAAGTCTCTCTTGGATTTGAGGGCGCTTAGAGAAATATTCGACAATACGATTAATTTTTGAAAGTCCGAGGACTCTTTGCTTAGGAACATAAGCAACAGTGGCCAGACCGTCAATAATAACAAAGTGATGTTCGCAGTTACTCTGGACATTAACGTTGCGTTCAACGACCATTTCGTTGTAATGCATCTTGTTATCGACAGTCGTACACTTTGGAAATGCTTCATAGTCTAGCCCCCAAAAGATTTCATTGACATACATTTTAGCAACACGCTTTGGTGTTTCAATAAGACTGTCATCAGACAAATCTAATCCAAGATATTGCATAATGATAGTGAAATGTTCTTCAATTCTATCAATCTTATCTTTTCGATCTAAATTGTTCGGCAATGTAGGTGTCTCGACACCCATTTTGACTAGATGTTCGTGTACTTTTTGACCCAACTCCGGATCTGTTTTTGTTTTATTATAACTCATGATAACCTTCCTTTGTGATGGTTTTGTTTTGATATGTAAGCTACCGTTGTGTAGCTTACATTATATTTAGCAAAATTACTTTGCTTTTGCTTTTTCTTCAGCACGTGCGGCCTTCTCAGCAGTAATTTCATTACGGCGAGCCTTAACTGCTTTAGCTAGTTCACCCAATGCCTTACGGGCACGAGTACCTGCTGCCGCATTACCTGCTACAAACTTAGTGTTCTCTGAATTGTATGCAGCCAATTGTGTTTCAATATCTTGATGTGCGCTCATAATTTTCTCCTTAATATTTAGATTCGCGGGTATGTTTTCTGTAGTCAGTGGACATTCTCAACATACTCTGTCCATTGCCTTGTAAAATGTCAACGATTCTATCAATCGTTCCATTGTTGTAATCACTGATTTTGCCAATATCAGCATGTGGTTTCTTCAATAACTTTTCAAGTTTATCTAATGCATCTTCTACAGACCACGGGATGTATAGTCTTTCTGGATCGTTACTAAAAGTTTCAGGGAAGCTACGATACGCTGGATACAGTACATTACATCCAAGAGCATCGGCCTCTGATACGGTGTTTGAAACCCAATCTTGTAAAGCACAATTAAAAACAACACGGCTGTTATTAACAATATCATAGTAATCATTCTTTTCTAGATCCTCATAGATACGTAACAGGTCACGTTCTACTAAGTCATGTGTACGTTTCATGTAACTATCATTATTGCTACGCAGTTTAGCACCACTGCACACAGCAAATTCTACACTGTTGTTTGGATGACGTTTAGCCCATGCTTCAATAACATCCATGTAGAAGTCAGGTTGCTTTTCTTGATCCCAACGAGCACTGAATACAACACGATGTTTTCGATCATGGAAAGGAATATTCTTATCTACACGAGACATAACCTCATCCTTACCAAATGCTAGACCACTGATATTGTAGATTGGTACATCCCAACCTGCAATCTTCATGTTCATGACCATTTCTTCATTAGTTGCGAGGATCGCACCACCACTCTGGCTAACAGCTTCGCAGACCATCTTCTCGTAGGAACCCATCCACTTGGCCATGCCCCAAACGTGAACAAAGTCATCAGGATCGATTGACTGCGCAAGACAGCGGACAAATATCTTAGGGCGATGTGCTTCGCTAACTTGATTAAGAATATAAGGCAGACTCTCAAAGCCCGGTTGAAACATATCTTCAAAGTAGATAACATCTTCACTAGTAACTTCTCCTGCTTTCATCATTTTAACTAGATTCATCAATTGACTCATACCAAAGTATGAACGTCCATGTGCATCTAATACTTGACCAGTGACGATAGCTTGATCACTACTCAGTGTTTCACCGGGTACAACTACATAGTTGAGTTTTCTACGATTGAATACTTCAATGTTCCATTCTTGTAGTTGTAGTGTATATCTTGCTTTGTAGGGTTCGAGACCCATGTAAAATAATTTACGCATTTTTTATTTCCAATTATTACCCCAGGCCCAACCAATTAGTGCCCATCTTGTCCCATTTGCAATTCTAGTTACATCGTGTGGAAAATAACTAGGAAAACATATGATACTACCTTGACTTAATTTAAATTTTTTGCTGAGGACGTTAAACTCTCCGGCATCGTATGTATTGACATCAGATAGTTGTAAACTGAATGTTAGTTTTCTATCTAATCCATGTGATAGACTATAATAACTATCAACGTGTTTGCCAAAAAAATCATTCTTATTGTATCTTTTCAATTCATAGGGTTCGACAAAATCAATATCCACATCTAAGAATTTTATTGCTTCTTCCCAAGCAGATTGTAACAAATCATTGATGTAATGATTAGCAGGTAATAAACAAGTATGAAAGCTTATACTAAACGCATCTGGATACTTGTTTACACCCTTGAGTACATTGTTTTCTCCGTAAGCAATTATCTCCTCACAGATTTCACGTGAGACAACATTTTTTTTAATAAAAATCTTTTTATCAAAATCCCAAGAGGCCACGGGTTTATCTCTTACGCTGTACATTTATATTTTTCTCTCTATATCTTCTTCAATGCATTGCTCACCGTATTGAACTTCTAGTATATGACATGGTTCAGAATAGTTGTTTTGACCTTGATGCCATACGCCAACGCCAATTTGATAAGTCCCATTTGCATCTTTACTCACTGTCATTATACTACCTTTTACGTCGGTTGCAATATCACATTTACCCTTAAGTATATACCAATGCTCTGAACGTTGCATGTGTCGTTGCATACTTAGTTTTTTACCGGGTTCAATCACAAGTTCTTTTACCTTGTATCCTGGTTTATCATCTAGAACACGATACCATCCCCATGGTCTTTTTGTTTTCGGGTTCTTCCATTCTTCAAGAATCCAACTACTTGAATTCTTTTTGTCTTCCCCACCTATGCCAAAGACAAATTCTACATTAGAATCTTCTACATCCATTTCAGGAATGTTTACTGACGTTCTATCTCCGCCATTAGCAAAGATAATGGTTGCATCCGGAAACTTTTCACGCACTGCGTAAATAGCCCATTTTGCACTGCCATCACTATCATCAAAGTTGATTACCCAATCAACCATATTCATCCTAGTCATGACAGCTATCCGTTCTTCAAACGGCATAAAAGGTTGGCCCTTTTTACGAGCCAAC